GACAAGGTAACAACAATAGTTAATGCCCTTGAAAAACTGCTTGAATTGCGGAAACAGTTTATTCAGGATTATTGGTCAAAACCGTTTATTCAATTTGCACAACAGGAGACAACCCATGATTAAATTTTATCTTATTTCATCACTGGTCGCATGGATTTCAGTTATTGCGTGGGTAGCCACATTAGATGCAGATATAGAGAAACTTGGTATTAAAAGCAAAACAAAGGATACTACAGGGCAGCAAATAGCCACATTGGTTAAGCTTATATTTCTAATGAGCATACCCGTGTTTAACATAATTCTGCCAATATATGCATGGTTCAAATATGATGATGTTCTGAACGAAAAGATTGAAAGGCGGGAAATAGTGCATGGATAAACAAATATCAGACGTAATAAACGGAATACCAGACGATACATCGTATAGTGGGAAAACGGCAAAAGAACTGATGATAAGTGTTGCTGAATATTGCGACATTGAATGTGAAGTATTACGGCAAAATATAAAACTTACAAAAATGATTTACGAAACAAGACTTAAAACAGCAAAGCAGGAGGAAGTATAATGCCATATTGGGAAAACCAGAAGGTAGAAACAGATGTAACCGTATCTGATGATGAACTGTTGCGGCATGAGATTGACGATGTTAATAAGCGCATCAAGAAGTTTGAAGATAGATTGAGCTTTTTAAACTCATATCGTGAAAGCCTAATCAAGATAGGCACTGATGCAATTGTCGAAAAAGATATGACACGGAACATGCTTAAAATGAGCAAAGAATCATGGGCGAGATGGACGGAGGCAATGAAATGATTAACCTACTTCTCATTATCACCATTGCCTTAATCCTTCTCATATCCACCTACACCGCCCTAATCTACGGCATCCGACTCGGCAAAGCCATGCAGAAGGATATTCCACCTGTGCCGGTTGAACCTGTTGCAAACGCCGTAAGAAAGGTATTCAAGCTGATTAAGGATAAAACGCATAAATCATATTTGCAGAAGAAGCTACCGGAAGATCCGGACAAAGATAAGTTTAACATAATGTATCAGTGAGGGGGAAGAAGGAAGCATGAGTAAGCCATATTGTAAAATACACGGTTTTGTGAATTCAAAAAACACATGGAAGTATTGCCCGTATTGTGGTGAAATGCTAGATTCTAAAGACATGTCAATGCAAGAACGCGGAATACAAAGACAGCAAAATAGAGTTAATGTCGCAATTTTGAACGCATCAAAATATTTTAATGTTTCCAGAGAAAGATTTGTAGCACGATTCCAAAATGAAATTATACCAAAGCAGAAATTGGACAAAAACTATTTTGATGATTTTGAAGAAGAGGACGATGATTAAACAGACTATAAGCCGAAGGAGGATAACATGAACACATCAAAAATCCGCGAAGCAATAGGGCTTCTCAACTCAATGGTACTATGCGGCGAAAAACATTCCGAACAGTCAGAGGCGGTTGTCAAAGCAGCCATAGACGAACTTAACAAGCCTTATGACATTGAATTCCTCTCCGAGCAGGTGCATAACGCATGGTGGGAAGAAAAGAAGCAACAGGGGTTCCATGCGCCGGATGATTGTGGATGGAGAAACAAAGATGTTCTGAACTATAAGTTTCATAAGTGGTGTGACAAATGCCATACCGATATGTACCCATATGCTGAACTTCCCGAACACATCAAAGATTACGACAGGGTAACGGTTCGGACGGTGCTTGCTGCGATCAAGAAGATGGAGGAAGTATGAACTGGATAGTTTGCATATTAATCATTACTTCTATGGTACTTGTAAGTATCGATATCCATCAAGACAGGGAACGTAGAGAACTAGAATATCTAAAGCAAATAGATGATGCAAAACAGCAATTAGAGGCACATGTTAAAAAAAATCTGTGATGAAAACACACAACGGCAAGAAGAATGGCGAAAAAGAATGGACAAACAGAGAGAAAAAATAGAAGAAGAATTGAGAAGGTGCGGGAGGTAGCCAATGCCAACAAAAGAACAGATAGAGCAGATAATAAAGGAATTACAGCGAATCCTTAGAATCCAGGACTGGGATATTAATTTCAAGTATGTAACCGAAGCCGAAGCGAGAGACATTTACGGTGAAGATTGTTCCGGTGGAAACCTCCGTAAACGCCATTCTGAGGAATCATACATAATCATCAATCAAGATAACGACAAGGTTAAAAACATGCCTAATTACTGGTATCACACACTTGTACATGAACTATATCACATCGTCACAGATTCTTTTATATATGTCGTGGATGATTCAAGACAATTTATACCAGATGAAAAGGCAAGGAAAGAATGGAAAGAGACAACCAATGTGAAGTATGAGGAACTTGTCAACAAGCTGGCGAAAGGATTTGTGAACGCTTATCCTATATCAAACTTTGACCACATATTGAACCATGCAGCGGCATTGGAGTTGCAAATGGCTGGAATGACGGGCACAACATCAATTATGAAAGGCGAGTAGGAGGCAATAATGCAGCTTCAAACGATAAATTGTACATCGTGCGGTAAATTACTAACAAAAGCAATAGGAGAGGTAGAATTGCCGTGTGGAAGGTGTGGGGCAATGGTACATGTTGTTGTTACAACTAAAGGTGTAATCGACCTCAACAAGCCGGTAAAGAACATCAATGAAACCGTGATAAAATAAAGATAAGAGAATAAATAAAGCAGAGCTCCACGAGGGCCGATTCAGCGTAATAGCTGTCTCGGTCTTTTTTATTTACAGGAGGTGCATATGGCACTATTTGGATTAGGCAAGAAGGAAGCAGACAAGCCCACATCACCCCATAACACTGATGCAGAAAACAAGCTGCTCAATGAAATTGACACTAAGCAGCAGTATGCGGAGGGTGGCAAGCGTGTTGATGTTGAGCAAGATTGGGACGATGAACGCAAAATATATCAGGGCGGTGGCAAACAGTGGGAAACTTCTAAGGGGTTACGTTCAGCAAGAGGTAAGAAGCGCAACTTCAACAGTGAGGATAATTTAACTTTCCCGATGGTACAGAATATGATAGCTCCATTCGCTTCAACTCCAACAATGGAAGCGTCCGGCGTTGAAATGGGGGATGATGAAGCTGCCGAAACGATAACTGATCTTGTCGAATCGGTATTTTACCGCAACAAGTTCGCTGAACAGTACGAGAAAATTGTATTGCAGATGATAAAATACGGGCCTGTAATTGGATATGTTTCATGGGATCCTCATTGGATTGGTGGAAGCGGCCCCAATAGATGGGTGGGCGAAGTCAAAATATTGTTCCAAAAGAAGGATGAATTCTTCCCCGACCCTGCCATACTTGACCTTGAAGAACGGATGCAGGAATGCTCATTTATCAATCTGAAAAATCGTAAAAAGCTTGAATGGTTTGCTGATACATGGGAGAAGGGCAAATTTGTCATTGAAGATACTGTTGACATCCCCAAAGGACAAGAGGATGAAGGGCAGGAAGCCAATCAGGCTACATTGCTAACTCACTTTCATAAAGGAACACCGGTATTTGTATCGGATGAATGGAAGCAGAAATTCATTGAAAAGGCTCAACAAGCAGAAACGGAAGCAGGATTGCCATACTATGCCAAAGACCTGCGTGATATGGCGGCAGGTACTCTAAAGGGCGTACACTGTGCGTACAAGGCAAACAATATCTTATTGGATTATATACCTTATATTTACGAAGATGGCTTGTATCCGTTTGTTTACAAAGTTCTATACGCTGATGAAGAACAGCCTTATGGCATGGGCGAGGTACGAAACGTTACCATTCCGCAAATCCTCCACAATAAAGCTGACGAAATCGAACTTGGCGCAATGCTTGGGCAAGGTTTGGGCGGCGGATGGCTTGAAAAAAATGCTGTGTCCCCAACTCAAAAAGACGAACTGATTGACAATATAGCCAAAGCTAATGCGTGGATTGAAGTTAACAACATCAATGGCATTAAGCAGAAACAAGCTGTTCAAGTTCCTGCAAATATCACGAACTACAAGGATGGCAAGAAGGACATTATCGACACCATAAGCGGCAACACGGCTATTCTACAAGGCATATCTCCGGGAGCAAATGTTCCCTACTCGACCATTGCCGAACTTGGCGCAAGGGCAGATTCACGGACAAAGCATAAAGCAAAAGTGCTAGAAAGATTTATGATTGAGTTTACTCAACTTGTCATAAACCGTATTCTACAGAACTATACGAACGACAGGAAATACCGTATTCTCGGTGACAGACAAGCCACAAAGGTTCAGATGGAAGCGTACAAGGTATTGCAGCAGATAGCAAGTATGCCACAAGGAACGCCTCCAGAGCAGCAATTACAGGCATTAGTTGATTTGCTTAAATTTATCAAGGCACAGCAGGAAAAGCCAAAGACAGCACAATATAACCGCTCTATGCTGGTTAGAACATGGGACAGAGACAAGGATGAAAACGGTATACCGATGAAAGAAGAATTCCTTCCTGAATTTGACCTTCGTGCTAAAGTTATTGATGAACGTCCGACAGATAGAAGTTATTGGACACAGGTAGTAACGCAAGCCCGTGCCGCTGGACTAATCGGCCCGAATGCTTACTGGGAAACTATTATCAACGGCAAAATGCCGAACAAAGATGAAGTGCTGAAAGAACTTGACGAAATGCAAAAGGCACAGGCACAAGCAGCACAGCAGGCGCAACAGGCTATGATTCAAGCACAGCAGGCAGAGAAGCAAGCTGATAGGGAATATGGCGTGTCGAAGCAAATGTTGCAGAATGATTCAGTGGAGAGACAAGTAAAGACGAAAGCTGGGGTGGCATGATGGGTGATGCGGTGAAAGCTGTCGTCAAGAAAGATGTAATTGTTTGTGGCGTTTGCGGTCACAAAATCGCTGAATGTTCTGACTTGGTACATGGAGTAGGGCATGGTAAGATACGCATTCTTTGCAACCACAAATCGGCTAGTGTACGTTGCAAAACGGTAAATCAGATTGATTTATGAGAGGAAAAGAAGCTACTAAAACCGTGCTATACTGAAATTGAAGGACAATTAAATACAAATAAGGTTGTTTTAAATGACCGCTATCGAGAGGCTTAAACCGCTTCTTGTGGCGGTCTTTTTATTTTAAAGAAACCATCAGGCAACACCAGCCTGTTGATTAATAAAATTGCCACACCAGGCAAGGGAGAGATTTACATGATTAAGAAAATTAACCTTCAACTATTCGCAGAGGGTGACACCAACCCAGAGGATAAGAAGGACACGAACCTTGACAACAAGCCGGAAGAAGTAAAGCCATTCGCAAGCACAATACGCAGCATGTTTGGCTTGAAAGAAAAGGAACCCAAAAAGGAACCGGAACCGGCGAAAGTAGAAACGAAACCGGATGATAAGCCAGTGGAGAAGACCAAGCAAGAGGAACCCGCAAAGGAACCTGAGTTTGATGAAATCCTGTACAACAAGGAAAAGGTGAAGATACCAGTCACCGAACGCCAAACGTACCTTCAAAAAGGTTATAACTACGACAAAGTAAAGGCCGATGCCGAAGCAGCCAAAGCAACTCTTTTGAGAGTAGCTAAAGCAGAAGGTTTCAAGACGGTAGATGAATACCTTGCAGAACTCGGCAATCGGGAGAAAGCAAAGCTGGCTGAGCAGATCGAGGAGGCAGCGGGCGACCCTGACAAGATTGACGAGATAGTTCAGAACCATCCGGTAGTAAAGCAGACCAGAGAAGCACAGCAGAAGTTGGAGTTTGAAAAGACCATTACAAAGTTGAAAGAGGACACATTTTTCAAAGAAGTGGAACCGACCTTCAACGTTTTAATGGAACAGAACCCGACAGCCGCGCCGGATTTAGTTTACAAGATAGCCAGAAACGACTATCTGACACCGGCGAAGATTAGCGAACTCATAGCGAAAGAAAAGGCATCAGCAGTACAGACAACTATAGCTGATGTACACGACAAGGAGCGGAGGGCAGCTCCAAAGGGTGGGGATGCAGGAGATGGCAAGGATGTTGTAACGCCGACGAGTTTCGGCAGCAAGCTTTCAGAAGCATTTGGCCTAGACAAGACCCACGCACAAAAAGCAGCCCAAAGATCACACGAAAAATTGAAAAGGAGTTGATTTTAAATGTCATTTTACCTGGCAAACAAGGAATCCAGAACACAGCCATTACCGATACCAACGGCTACAGTGGTCGAACAGGGCGAAATAGTTGATTTCACGCCAGCAACAGGAGTAATCGTAATGGGCGCAGCAGGTGTTGACTTTGATGGGCCTGCAGTTGGCGTCGCAGCTAACGCACACGCCGCCAATAGTGGGACTGAACTTAAAGTATACACCTCCGCAGAGGCGGTTTTTGGACACAAATGCGACAACATTTTAACCGCAACAGGCGGTAGCACAACGACCTTTACCGTAGCAACTCTTGTCCCGCAGACTAACAACCTTTGGGTGGGTGGCATGTTGGAGATTGTTACGTGCGCAGCGGATGCTTCGCTTGTTGGCAAGAGAATTCCTATCACAGCATCCACAGGAGCAACCGGAGTATTGACTTTTGCAGCACAGACAGCAGCTTTTGCAGCCAATGACACTGCCAAACTTTGCCCTGGACCCCTGGCAATTAGAACTACTGCTTGGAATCTTGATGCAAACGGCGTGAATGTTGACTTTGCACAGAACACAACAGTCGGTGAAGGGCTCATACTTGTCGACGCTGACCCTGCCAACATGACAGCTTACTTCAAGATTAGACTTCACAGGTTCGGCAATGACGGCGCAACCATAGCTTAACAACTCGAAACAAATTTGATTTAAGGAGATGAATTTTAATGCCAATTACGAGAGAACAGTGGGCAGAAGTTGAATCCAATACCTACGAGTTATGGGATCAACTTGATAAAGATAACGTTGACTTTAATGCAATGTTATATAACACAAAGAAGTCAACAAAGTCACAGGAAAATCACCTTGGGATAGGCTCAATGGGACAAATGGCACCTTGGACTGGCACAGTATCATATGCCGACTTCAAGAAGGGCTACGAGAAAGGTTACAGGCACGCAAAGTATAGTTCTGGTATTCAGGCGGAAGCAGAGTTATACCTCTTTAGCGAGTATGAGGAAATCGCAAAAAGGACAAGCAAACTCAATGAGTCTGTTTACAAGACAGTGCAGGCTCACGGTGTAAGCACGTTCAACAATGCGTTTGATGCAACATTCACCGGCCCCGATGGTGTGGCTTTGTGTTCAACAGCACATCCGTATTCACCGTCAGATGCGACCGTACAGAGCAACCTTGAGACCCTTGCTTTGACCCCGCCCAATCTCAGAACAGTTTACAACAAAATGCTCAAACTTAAAGATGATAAAGGCGATCTTTCGTTCACAATGCCGACTATCCTCTTGACAGGTATTGAGTATGACGATGAAGCTGAAAAGATTTGCGGACCCGGCGCAGGTGACAGGGAACCCGGAACAGCTGAGAATGATTCCAACACCATGAAGGGCAGATTGACCCACATTTTCCATCCTCTTATCACAGGGAAGAAATGGTTCCTGATTGACGGAAAGAGAATGAAAAATAGGTTGTACTGGTATAATGCCAGAATTCCTAAGATTGAAACAGACGGCGACTTTGATACAGAAGTCCAGAAATTTAAGGTCGTGGGACTTTGGAGCTACGGGTACGACAGCTTCGACTTCTTGTACGGAAGTAGCGCAGATTAATCAACAATAATTAATGGGGAGAGGGCAAATCCTCTCCCTGCACTTTTAGAAAGGGTGTGTTAATTTATGGCAACTAGATTTATAAAAGGCTTAATAGCCAATTTGATAGGCAACGTAACCGGAAACGTAACCGGCAATGTAACAGGCAATGTAACTGGATTAGTCTCTGGTTACGCTCTTAAATCCGCAGCAGTAACAGCAACAGTAGACGGTTTGACCACCGGCATAATTCCGGCAGGCATAACTCATGCAGTTGTTACGTGTTCAGTCAATACAAAACTTACTACTTTGCCCGCACCAGT